GAAAGTGTATGGTGAAAGAATAAATATGTACATGGCTATATCAAAAGAATCATACCTAGACCTTAAGGCTTACTGGGATTATCAAAGATTAAAAGAGTATAATAAAGAACTTTTAAAATTCAGATTAAATAAAGTAAGAGGCCACGCCTTTACACCAATGGGACCAATAGATCCTATCACTATGTTTGAAGACATATGGGTGAATATAAAAGAAGAAGATTTAGAACAACCTAAACCTGGTTGGGTACCACAAGATGAAAAGTTACGATTCGAATGGGAAGGTGAACCTGATAATACAGTTAAATTGCCAAAATATAAAGGAAGACCAGTTATGTTAAGGGCAAAAGGATATGAGGATAACGATATATAAGAGATATAATAATTATGTATCACATAATTTTTTACCTAAAGAGCTTGACTTTGTTAGAGAATTTTGTTATAATAATAATATTAAATATTATATTATAAGTTACAATGATAAGGAGATGTTAGAATATGAAGGACTACCTAAAAGAAATAATTAAAGAAACAGGTAATGAATACGCTACACTAGTAAGTGAAGGCGTTGAAGCAGGAGATGTATCTAGTTATATTGACACTGGTTCATATACCTTTAATGCTCTACTTTCAGGTTCAATTTTTGGTGGATTGCCATCAAACAAAATCACTGCAATCGCAGGAGAAGCTGCAACAGGTAAAACTTTTTTTGCTTTAGGTATTGTAAAATCATTTTTAGATAAGAATAAAGAGGCAGGTGTAATATATTTTGAATCAGAAAGTGCCTTAACAAGAGATTTAGTTGAAGCTCGTGGTATTGATAGTAAAAGAATGGTCATAGTACCAGTTGCAACTGTACAAGAATTTAGACATCAATCAATCAAAGTGATTGACAAGTATATAGAGCAAGAAGAATCAAAAAGAAAACCAATTATGTTTGTATTAGATAGTTTAGGAATGCTATCAACTACAAAAGAAATGACAGACACAGCCGAAGGAAAAGAAACCAGAGATATGACAAGGTCACAAATTGTCAAGGCTGCATTTAGAGTTTTAACATTAAAGTTAGGTAAAGCAAAAGTACCAATGATAATGACTAACCATACCTATGATGTTATAGGTTCAATGTTCCCACAAAAAGAAATGGGTGGTGGAAGTGGATTAAAATATGCTGCTTCAAATATTGTTTATCTATCTAAAAGAAAAGAAAAAGATGGAAAACAAGTTATTGGAAATGTGATACATTGTAAAAATTATAAATCAAGGCTTACAAAAGAAAATGCTATGATTGATGTAAGATTAACCTATGATAAAGGTTTAGATAAACACTATGGGTTGTTAGATTTAGCAATCAAATATGATATATTTAAATCAGTATCAACAAGGGTTGAACTACCTGACGGAAGTAAACAGTATGCTAAAACTATCAATAATGAACCTGATAAATTCTTTACTAAAGATATTCTCGCTCAAATTGACAAGGCAGCCAAAAAAGAATTCCTTTATGGCACAGAATAGATATGTCTTTGCTCAAAGAGATGTGGATGACTTCAGCTGCATAAAAATTGTAGAAGGAGAATACAGCGGGATCATATACACTTATGGACACGTAAAGTTTGCTAGTGAAGAAAATACTAAAGGTGAGTTGCCAATGAAATTTGATTATGATATAAAGAAGAATCCTAATAACATTGATACAACTACTGAAGGATTTAGAAACTACATTGGTGATATATTAATTGAGGTAGTAGAAAAACAATTAGAAAATGGAACAATCAGATTTAACAAATAAGTATATAAGAACTTATCATAATGTTTTGACAAAAGAAAACTGTCAGCATTTAATAGATAAGTTTGAAGACTCTTCCTCACAATGGGTTAAAACAGATTTAGATAATCATAGACACTTTACAGAAATCAACTTAAATTTACACAAGGATTGGCAAGAGTATGCCACATTATTATTTGAGAAGTGTAGATTACTTGTTGACAAATACCGAAAAGATGTTAAAATAGATTCTATAAAACAATGGCCAGAAAAGTTTGGCTTTGAACAGATAAGATTTAAGAAATACGAAGATAATGATAAAGATGAGTTTAGAGAACACGTTGATGTTACAGATTACAATAGTGCTAGGAGATTTTTAGTTATATTTTTATATTTAAATAAAAATGATGGAGGCGATACAACATTTACAGATTATAATATTAGAGTTAGACCAGAAGCTGGTAAGGCTCTTATGTTTCCCCCATTGTGGACTTACCAACATACAGGTGAGAAACCAAAAAATCAACCAAAGTATCTTGTAGGAACTTATCTTCATTATGTCTAATCAATTTGAAAAAACACTTTTATCCAATTTAATATATAACGAAGAATTTACAAGAAAGGCTTTGCCTTTTATTAAAGAAGAATTTTTTCAAGATAGGAATGAAGTTGTATTATTTAATATCATAAATGGCTTTGTTATTAAGTATAATAATCTTCCATCAAAAGAAGCCATATCAATAGAATTATCAAACCTTAAATCACTTACCGAAGATGAGTTTAAAAATATAAACTCACTGTTAAATACTTTACAACAAGAGGAAGTTGAACAAAAATGGTTGTTAGATACAACTGAAAAGTGGTGTAAAGACCGTGCTGTTTATAATGCTGTATTAAAAGGTATTAAGATTATAGATGGTAAAGATAAGAAACATACACCAGAAGCAATACCAAATATATTATCAGACGCTCTTGCTGTTTCATTTGACCAACATATTGGACACGATTATTTAAACAATTCAGAGGAACGATTTGAATATTACCACAAAGTAGAAGAAAGAGTTAAATTTGATTTAAGTTATTTTAATAGAATTACAAAAGGTGGTTTACCACCAAAAACTTTGAACGTTGCATTAGCAGGAACAGGTGTTGGTAAATCTTTGTTTATGTGCCATTTAGCTGCGTCTATGATAAGTCAAGGCAGGAATGTATTGTATATAACTTTAGAAATGGCTGAAGAAAGAATTGCTGAAAGAATTGACGCAAATTTATTAGATGTAACAATTGATGACCTTTATGATATGCCTAAATCAATATATGACAGTAAGGTTAACAAATTACAAAATAGAGTACAAGGTCAATTAATTATTAAAGAATATCCTACAGCAGCTGCTCACACAGGACATTTCAAAAATTTACTTGATGAACTTGCATTAAAGAAATCTTTTAAACCAGATATAATTTTTATTGATTATCTAAATATATGTTCAAGTAGTAGATTTAAAGGTGGTAATATATCATCATATTTTTATGTTAAAGCAATCGCTGAAGAATTAAGAGGATTGGCTGTAGTTTATAATGTACCAATTGTATCTGCTACACAAACAACAAGAACTGGTTATATGTCCAGTGATGTGGGTTTAGAGGATACTTCAGAAAGTTTTGGTCTTCCTGCAACAGCAGATTTTATGTTTGCTCTTATATCAAATGAAGAATTAGAAGAACTTAATCAGATGAAAGTTAAACAATTAAAAAATAGATACAATGATCCTGCAATCAATAGAGCATTTATCATAGGTGTTGATAGAGCTAAAATGAGATTGTATGATGTAGAACAAACAGCACAACAGATTGTAGATAGTAATCAGGAATCAAAAGAGAAGATAGAAAAACCATCAGGTCCACAACCAACTGAATCTGCTTATGATAAATTTTCAGATTTTAAAGTATGATTAAAAAGATGAACAAACCTGCAAGAAAAAGAAAACCATCCATCTATTATAAAACAGAAATGGTTAAAGTAAAGAATAAGATTTTATGGCGTGCTGTAGAAATGCCAAGTAAGTTAGTATTAAAAGAGTCATTTTTTGAAGAAGACGTTAAAAAACTTGTTAAGTTTCAAAACCAACATAAGACATTTGGTGTATTTGGATTCCCTACATTCTTTGATATAAGAGAATCAAAAGAACAGTTATTAGATAACGGCAAATCATCATATAATCACCCTCCAACTACAAGAGGTCGTAGATAGACATACATAAATATATGTATGGCTGATTCACCCAAAGCAACAGAAACCGCTCAAGCACTATTTTGTGCAGTAGTGGATAAACGAGGAGAGAAGTTTCCTGTCAATAAAACAGGTGAGCCTATTCCTTATTCATATAAAGACTTCAAAACAAAAGCAATTGAAAAAGAATTAAAAGAGATATTTAATACTGCTAAATTGGATGCACCTGGTGTTATGTTTAGAGATGTAGATACTTTATTAAAAGGAGATAACTCTTGGTATCATTCTTCAGTACATATTGCTAACAAAATTTATGACACAATTAAGAAATTTGCAGGACCAAAAATAGCAAAAGCAATAAAATCAAAAGGTTTAGATTTATTTTATACAAGAGGTGATAGAGATGTTATGAATTCCATAACTACAATATTTAAGTCAGCAAAAAAGAAAGCAGAAAAAAGAAATAATGATAGTACTAGAGTAGGAATAAAACCAATATTACCTAATGATTTAAATAAATGGTCACCAGCAGATATTTATTTTGCCACAGAATATGCTAAACAAAATTTAAAAGAGATGGCAAGTACATCTGAAACAAAACATTTAAGTAAACCAATTAAGTTGGGTAAATCTCTTGTTATAACAGGTGTAGCTAGTTTTGGTCAATTTGAAATATTTAATGCTTATATAAAATACTTAATAGACCTAGGGGAATTATTACCATTATCATTAAAGAAAACTGGTGCTTTTCAATCAACAGTAGTCAAATCATTAAATTATGAAGAAGGAGATGTAGAAAAATATTTTAAACAAAAAGTTGTAGGATTTAGAAAGTTTATTTTCACTGAAAATCCTGTTAAGTTTTTCAGTGCTTTTGATACAAAGATACTTGTTTCAGATAGACATAAATTACAATTTAGAGATAAAGGATCATCTGGTGAGTCAAAAGGAAAAGGTCCTTCCTTTTCTTTTCAATGTGTTATTGTTGGTGGTTCAGAAGCATTAGACGGTAGTTTTGGTGGGGATTCTTTACCAAATATTATGAGGTCAACTCCAGGGTGTGTAGAGATTGCTAAGAAGTTTACTTTAAGTGAACAACAAAAATTAGCGTCAACTGGATTGTCATTGGGATTAGAAATGACTAGGACTCCTAAAAGACAGAATACATTTAATGGTAAATGGTATGCAAAACATAGAAATAATCCACAAGTTATTGAGTATTTAAAATATGCAAAATCTTTAGGCAAACAGACATTAAATAATGACGCAGATAAAGGAAAACATTTTGAAGATATGTTTAATTCCAGAGAAATGCAGAAATTAAATGTTAGTAAAAAAGCAAGACGTATAGGACAATTTTTATATTCAAAAATGTTAGGTGGAAGACTGATAACTATTCTTTCAGCTTTACCAAAACCTACCAGGGATTTACTAGTAATCAATATGTTAAGATATGCTGGCAGTAGGTCAGAACTCTCTGCTCCACATTTAAAAGCTGGCGATATAAGCTCTTTTTAATATAAATATATGTTAAGGAGATAGATAAAATGACAATTACAAGAGATTTAATACAAGAAGCTAGAACAATTATGGAGGCTAAAAGTATTAAGTATGATATTGGTATGGCCGACGCTAGCTTTTTTAAAGGTAATGATATTAGAAAAGCCATGTTACAAACTAAAAAAGATGGCAATTCTGATAAAGCACTTGAAGATTTGCAGATGTATTCCGCAGATAGTGATAGTGGTATAACTTTCACTGCTAATAATACAGGTGAAGCAATAAGAATGGCTGAGAAAGCAATTTTAAATTTTAGAAACAAACAAGTTAAAAATGATAGAAATGCTCTTTTTGCTTTTGATAGATTAGAAGTACAATTAGTTAATAATAAACTACCAACTAGTGCTGAGAAAAATTTACTTAAAAGAACACTTGAAAAATATAGTAATGAGGCTATGTTTAATACTCCTAACGGCAAAGGTCCTAGTGATTTAACAAAATTTGTTAAAGATGAAGCACTTGACGAGATGGTCGTTTCTGGAGTTATGTAAAATCAACGATATATTGATGGAATAACGCTTGACAAAAGCGGTGATTTTTTGTATAATGGATACAGTGGGAGAAAAATGTATAGTTTTAAACAATATTTGAGTGAGTCAAAAAATACTCATTTAGAACATTTAGAAGACGAAATAATTAATAACGGCTATGAAGGTGGCCTCAATGCAGTAGCATTTCTTAAATCATTAAGAGGTATGCTGACAGGTTCATCACGTAGAAAATTAAACGTGTCCGTTAAGTGGGATGGTGCACCAGCAGTATTCTGTGGTATCAATCCTGAAAATGGCAGATTCTTTGTTGGATCAAAATCAATATTCAACGTAACCCCTAAAATCAATTACACACAATCAGACATAAGCAGAAATCACTCTGGTGGTTTAGCTGCTAAATTAAACATAGCATTAAGAGAATTACCTAAACTTGGTATCAAAGGTATTGTACAAGGTGACTTGTTATTTACCCCAGCAGATATTAAGTCGGTATCTATAAGAGGTGAAGACGCTATCGCATTTACACCTAATACTATAACATACGCTGTACCTGAAAATACTTTACTTGCTAAAAGAATTAAAAGAGCAAAATTAGGCATAATTTTTCACACTAGTTACACAGGAAAGAAAATGTCAAATCTAAAGGCAGGCTTTGGCGTCAATGTAAATCGTTTTACAAAGACGCCATCGGTATTCTTTTCTGACGCAAGTTATAAAGATACATCAGGTGTTGCTACATTTACATCCAGCGAGTCTGATTCATATGACGCTCAATTAAGAATGGCAATAGGTTCATTATCAAAAGGTAAAAGAATATTAAATTTATTAAAAAGACAAACCAATCTGTTATCAGTTGGTGCTAGATTAAAAATATTTTTTAATGATTATGTAAGACGAGGCAAAACAATTGGTGATGTTAGAAGATTACAATCAGATTTTAGAAAATATTATGCGTCTGTTTTAGATGATGAAATATCTAAAAGAAAAACAGCTACAACAAAAAGAAAATATGAAATGATTAAAAATGATGGATTGAAATTCATTGACAGTTACGATACTGAAATCTACTTTGCTATTGCTAGTTATGTGACTTTACAAAGAGTTAAAGATTTTGTAGTAAGAAAAATGAATCAAATTAAATCTATTGGTACCTTTTTACAAAGAGGTAATGGATTTGAAGTAACAAATCCTGAAGGTTATGTTGCTGTAGATAAAATGGGCAATGCAGTTAAACTGGTAGATAGGTTAACGTTTAGTACGGCAAACTTTACGATTTCCAAGAATTGGATAAGAGGATAAATGATTAATGAAAGGTTTTAGAGATTTTATATTTGAACAAATAGGTCGTATGAGAATTATCATATTAGGTGGACCAGGTTCAGGTAAATCTACTTATGCAGAATACTTAATTAAACATTTTGATATAACACATATCTATCCAGGTGATTTGTTAAGAAAAGAAGTAGAAAAAAAGAGTGAAATAGGACTACAAATAAAAGATTTAATGACAACAGGTCAGTTTGCTCCTAATGAGATTGTTTTAGAATTAATAAAAAGTAAAGTTGAACAATCTCCTAAAGGTTATGTATTAGATGGATGGCCAAGATATATGCAACAAGTTGAAGATATGCAAAAGGCAGAAATAGGTTATGATTGTGCAGTATTTTTAAATGTAAGTAGAGAAGAAATTATGAGAAGATTGTTAGCACGTGGTCGTGCTGATGATACAAAAGAAATTATTAATGATAGGATTGCTTTATATAAAAAAGAAACAGGACCTGTGGTAGAATATTTAAGAGATAAACCAGGGTTTATAGAAATTAAAGCAGAAGGAGAACCTGAAACTGTCGCAAAAGAAATAATAAAGAGTATAGAGGACAAAAAGTATGATTAAGAAAGTAAAAAGTTTTATGCAAAATATATCTGAAGGTTTATATGACCCAGCTATATTTAAAGCATTCTTCTTAGCGGGTGGTCCTGGTTCAGGTAAATCATTTGTTGCACACTCTGCTTTTAGAGGCACTGGATTAAAAGTAGTTAATTCAGATGGTCATTTTGAAAGAAATTTAAAGAAAGCAAATTTGTCATTACAAATGCCAGATAGCGAATTATATTTTAGAGATTTAATTAGAAGACAGGCAAAGAAAATAGCCATAACACAACTAGACTCGTATGTTCAAGGAAGATTAGGTTTAGTTATTGATAGTACAGGAAGAGATTATGAATCTATTGCTAGACAAGTTGCTATATTAAGACAAATGGGTTATGATTGTTATATGGTATTTGTTAATACAAGTTTAGAAGTTGCATTGGCAAGAAATGCTAGACGTGAAAGAAGTATACCACAATTAATAACAAAGACAAGTTGGGAAGGTGTACAAAGCAATATGGGTAGATTTCAAAAACTATTTGGCCTTGGCAATTTTCTTGTGGTAGATAATAATAAATCAGATTTAGAATTAACAACGCTTACAATGAATAGGGTAAGCAAGATAGTAAATAAATATATTAGACAACCTATCTCTAGTTATATAGCAAAGAGATGGATGGCAGGAGAGAGAAAGGCAAAAAGAAGATAGATGAGATTTAAAGACTTTATAAAAGAATCTATTATAGACATACCAAAACAGATGTATGCTAAACCTGTATTTGATAAAGCAGATACAGATAAACCTACAATAAAGCCTGCAGTTAAAAAACAAATATTAGACGGAATTAAAACATTTGAAAAATTTGGAAAAGTAGTTAAGTATACCTTAATTGGTTCAATACTAACTAAACAATATAGAGATGACGCCGACCTTGATGTAAATATACTATTTGACATTCCTGGTTCACAAGCAGAACAGGAAAAAGTCCACGATAGTATAAGAGAATATCAAGGAGAGATAAATGGTAAAGTAATACCAGGCACAAAACATCCTATCAACTACTTTTCTATCATAGATCCTGCAACATTTAGTAAGGCTCGGGACATGGCTGATGGTACTTTTGATATTGACACTAACAAGTGGATCAGAAGACCAGAACCTGGTAAATTTGAGCCAGAAAAATACGTTGCGGATTTTCAGAAGCACGTTTCTGAAATAGATGTTGTTAAAGGTGAACTCGCAAGGGATATGATTGATTATGAGGAACTAAAAGGTCTGACAAGCTCCGACATTGATAACTTGTCAAAATTAGTATCCGAAAAGTTAGATGAAATTAAATCTTCTATTAACACGTTAATTGATATTGGCGCTAAGACAATTGCAAACCGAAAGGCTGCTTTTGATAAAGATATGTCGCCAGACGAAATCAGAAAGTTCGGTGTGAAGAATCGACTTCCAAAAAACGTGACCTATAAAATGTTAGAAAAGTATCATTATCTCAAATTTTTCAAAAAGTTGACAGACATTATGGAAGACGGTAAAATTACACCAGACGAACTGAAATCACTATCAAAAATAAAGGAAGCGGCTGGGGGTAAGTCAATAGCATTTACCTTCGGTCGCTTTAATCCACCAACAATTGGACACGAAAAACTTATTAATAAAGTTGCAAGTGTCAGAGCAAATAATTATGTAATTTATTTAAGTAGATCGGAAGACTCAAGTAAAAATCCATTATCTGCTAGAACTAAATTACAATCAATGAAGCAAATGTTTCCTAGACACGCTAGAAGTTTTGTAGTTAATCCATCTAATATGATTTTAGATATTGCTACTGATTTAGATAAAAGAGGATACAATGATATTACAATGGTTGTTGGTAGCGATAGAGTAAGAGAATTTGATACTATCTTAAAGAAATATAACGGCGTAAAAAGCCGACACGGAAAATATAATTTTGATAGTATAAAAGTAGCTTCAGCAGGAGATAGAGATCCAGACGCTGAAGGTGCTTCAGGTATGAGTGCTAGTAAAATGAGATCAGCTGCAAGTCAAAAAAACTTTGCAATGTTTAAAAAAGGATTACCATCCAACTTTGCTAGAACTAAAAACGCACAAGACCTATTCCGAAACGTTAGAAAAGGAATGAACTTGGCTGCATCCATAGATCACGGTGCAGGTGCGTATAGATTTAAACCATTTATAACTGCCTCTACAAAAGGGGAGTTAGAAAGAATGACATTAAGGGACAAGTATATTTCAGAGCATTTATTTGATGTAGGAGATATAGTTGACGATACAGATAATAATATAACTGGTGTCATTATAAGAAGAGGAACAAACTATGTAACTTTAGAAGATGTTGATATGAAGTTACACAAAGCTTGGTTGTATAATATAATGGAAACTCCTGTTTATCCTGTTAAGTTAGAGGAAAGAGCAAGAAGATTGAAAGAAGAAATAGACCAACCTAAAGACAAAGGATTAAAAGATTCAAATGAACTTGCAGGTTTTAAAATAAAAACTAAAGCAAGTAAAAACACTAAACGATTTAAAGAAATTTATGGCGAATTAAAAACAAAGAGAGATAAGAGTGAAAAAGAACCTAGCGCAAGAGGTACAGAATTTGTACCTGATAATACGCTTGGCTTGTCTTTTACAGATCAAGTACCAGAAGCTTATGATATTGGGCATGATTACGCAAAATATAATTCTTCAATAACGCCAGGTGAAAAACATTACAGTCCCAAGTTTCAAGGTGGTCCTTATAAACCAAGCAAACATAGTGATAATTTAATCAACGTTAACGCAAATAAGGATAATGAAACAATGAAAAGTAAAGTTGAACTAAAAGATATAGAAGAATGGGCAAGTAGCAAAGAAACAATAGATAAATATAAGGAACGTTATGGGGAAGAATGGAAGTCAAAAATAGAAGAAATTTATAACAAAATGTTTAATAAAGTAATAGATACAAACGAAAATATGCTAGAAGGCAGAATGAAAGACATCGCTATTGACCTTAAATCAAAGGAAGAAGGCGGGTTAGAACCAGAACATTTTAAAAGAAAATATCAGAAATCTAAAGCAGATATGGAGAGAGATTTAGGCACACCACCAAGTGGAGTTAAGAAGTCATTTAAAGAATTTTGGGCACAATCGGAGAGTAAAAATGAGCAAGTATAAAACAACTTGGCACGATATTGCTAAAGCAATATTAAGAAAAGAAGAATTTATTACTGAAGAACAATTAATAGAACAAGATAAACAAGATATACAAGAATTTTCAAGGTCTCAATTAGACGCTTTGGCAAGACAATATTCAGACCTTAAAGGCAAAACTATATCTATTGATAATGCAAACAAATTAAGAAAAATTTTTGATAAGATACCTAATCATTTTTTAAATGATTTAAGAAAAAAACATATACCTTTCTTATCAGGCTTGGCATTATCTCGTATGGTACAAAAAGGTATACCTGTTAGAGAAGATAGAGAAATTGCTGAAGGATTTGAGTGGCACACGTTATCATTTTTAAAAAGAAAAGGATTTAATGTTGCTAGATTTTCGTATGGTAAATTACTTGTTCCAAAATCAGATGTAGAAGATGTTAAAAAATTATTAAAAAAAGAAACTG